AATCGCACCTGCTTTTTCTCCATACCCCCCCCCAGCTTCTCTTTATATCTGCAGGCCATGCACTTACCTTTCATGTACCTGCTGATGATTTTTCCACATTCGCACTTCATGGCTGTTCGTCCAGACTCCCGTAAGGCAGGCACTGCATGCCCAAACCCTCCCATCTGTCCGTGTTGGGATTCAGCCACTGGTAACGCCGCCGCTTCACGTTGTATCTGGTCATCCGTCCGCTTCGGATGTACTTGACGGATGTGCTGTGACGGTTTAAGGCGATAAATTCCGTGCTGTGGGTCAGCTTCGTGCCGTCATTGTTGAAGTAGTACAGCTTGCGGCCTCTGAATCGGAACTCGCCCGCCGTGCAGGATCCTTTCGGATACAGCCTGGAATTGGTACGATGCCCGTAATACCACCTGCCGTGGTAACGGAACCATCCTGTTCTGGGCTTGCCATGCCGCATGATGAATACGTTCCCCTCCCGGTCGATATGCTTGCCGTTCCGCGGGGCCTTTGCCATGACAGGCAAGGTGCAGATAAGCAGGGCCAGAATCAACATCAAAATCATTTTCTTTTTCATGTCTCGTTCCCCCATGTCTGTAAAATCAATTTCCAGGTCTCCATGTTCAGCGGGCAATTCGTGAAATCCTCGCCGTACACGCCAACCACTGCGACTGCGCCGTGGATGGTTTCACCCATCATCCTGAAATTCTCCGGAAGGTCTCGGATTCTGCCTTCCTCGTTGCAGATGACCGTCACGCCCTGCAAAAATGTCACCGTTTCGATCGGTCCGCCGACGACTTCCTGAAACGCTCGCAAATTATTATCGAGCGTGATCTTGTGTCCGACTGGTTCGCCCGGCTTTTTCACGATTGCGCGGATTTTTCTTCTCATTCCAAATCGTCCTCCGTTCCCTCGACTGCTTCCGGAGCTGACAGGCCCAGGTTGACGTGATACGCAATCCTCGTAAGCACGCCGCCAATGTCTTCGTGCTCGTCCTGAATCAGGACAATAAAATGCCGGATGACCTGCAGTGCAGTCGGCATGAATGACGGATTCTCATAAGCCTCATCCGCCGTCTTCTCGACGACTTCGAGCATGTCCGTCATATCCGCCATAGTCTTGCGGACGTTGTTGATGGTCAGCGTCTCGTCGATGCCGTTTAATGCATCCAGTGCTCTGTTGCTCATGTTGTCCTCCTGAAATTTCCACTCCGTAGCGCGCGGAGAGGATGGATAAGATTGCGTTGGTGATGGTCATACTGCATGAGCCTCGGTTAGATATACTGCGGTGGGAACAAAACACCATATTTGCGATAATAGTATGCTCTCCTACTGTCGCTCCAATTTCTTGGGTAAGTTCTCCACCTGTCGGCGATTGCCAGTGGGCTGTTCCCTTTAGGGTCTCCAATGTTATATCCGTATTTCGGGTCTTGAGATTTTAGAATTTTCATGACTATCGTCTCAATCATTGAGGCTTTTTGCATGTTATCGCACGATGTGAAAACTTTTATCTCAAATGAATCTTTGCCGTATTTGTCATAATCGGATTGCATTTCTTTTTTGTAATGCTTCCCGATTTCCAGAGCGTGAAGATGCTGTTTTGCTCTTTCTTTTACGTTCATTGTGTAGCCGACATAGATTCTTTTTGTAGCCGTGTTTCTAATCGTGTAGATATAAAATGTGTCTCTGTCTTTGTACATGTTTCAACTACCTGTCTTCATTTTGTAGACACTGTGGGCATAGAAATTTCTTCCGGCTTGCACCCGACAATCTGACAAAAAGCGTAAAGATAAAAAGGCTTTACTTCGATTTTGCCGTTTTCGATTTTGTGGTACTGGTCGCGAGAAATACCCATTTTTTCAGCCATTTCTTCCTGCGACATATTGACGTTTTTACGCCATGCCGCCATTGATACCGCCATGTGCTCACCTCCTTTCTGTTAAATTTCTGAATCCGTTGACCGCGCTGACAAGGCTTATAATACGCTACATTTTGTAGAGTGTCAATACGTTTTGTAGATATTTACGACATTTTTTTGTATAATTTCTGTAGATAAATTTGGAGGTGACAGCCATGACTGAAAAAGAATATGCACAAGTTATAGCGAAAAACCTCAAAAGAATAGCGTATGAGAGAGATAAGACACAGGCGCAGATTGCACAGGAATTAAAGATACATCGCGCGACTTTGTCCGCATGGATGAACGGCACTCGCACGCCTAAAATGTCCAAAATAGATATGCTGTGCAGATATTTTGGTTGTAAGCGCTCCGACATTATGGAACCGCACGCTGACAACTATATTTACAATTTTGATGATGTAGACCGCATTGCCAGAATCATCCGCGATAATCCCACTATGCACAATCTGTTTGATATAGCACGGAATTGCACGCCTGACAATCTGGAATTGATTGTGGAAGTATTAAGGAGGATGAAATAATGACCCATGCCGCACTATACCTGCGCGTTTCTTCCGACCGCCAGGCGAAAGAAGGCGACTCCATCCCCGCACAGCGCGAGGCCCTGCGAGAGTATGCCACAAGTCACCACATGCGGATTTATCGGGAGTATGTGGACGACGGCATAAGTGGAACCAAATACAGCCAGCGCGACGAATTACAGGCATTGCTCGACGATGTACGCGCCGGGCATATCGACATCATACTTTTCACAAAACTTGACAGGTGGTTTCGCTCTGTCCGTCACTACACGCGAACACAGGAAATTCTCGACAAGCACGGCGTCCCGTGGCTCGCGATCTGGGAGCCGGTCTATGACGTCTCTACGCCGCAGGGGAAACTTATCATCCACCAGATGATGAGCATCGCGGAGTTCGAGGCCGCGAATACCGGCGAGCGCGTCAGGGCGATTTTCGAGCATAAGGCGCAAAATGGCGAGGTGCTTTCCGGCTGTCAACCGTATGGATACAAAATCGTAGACAAGCGGCTTGTGCCGGATGAGCATGCCGGATATGTCGGGGAGATTTTCGAGCGGTATTCACTAACCGGCAATCTTTGCGACGTGACGCGCTTCGCATCCGGCTTTCCCGGCGCTCCGCATGTCAACAGTTCTATCAAGCGCATCCTGAAAAATACAAAGTACATTGGTCTGTATCGCGGAAATCCGCATTACTGCGAACCACTGGTCAGCGAGTCCCTGTTTTACGATGTTCAGCGAAAACTTGGTATGAATATCAAAAAATCGCAGAAGAACACCTATATCTTTTCCGGGATCCTCTGCTGTGCGGAATGCGGTCGTAAACTCGGCTCATATCGGACGCGCGGCCTGACCAAATACCGATGCCAGAAATATTATTCCAGGGGCGTGCGGACGTGCACGAACAAAAAGGCAATCCGCGAGGAAACGCTCGAGGCCTACCTGCTTGCCAGGATCAGGCCGGAGATGGAGAAGAAGATAGAAGATTATGAGATAGCGGAAAAGGACAGGGACAGCGCGGAAAAGCGGAAGCAGAACATAGAAAAGAAGTTGTCCAGACTCAAGGACTTATACCTCGATGGGCTAATTGAAATGGATGAGTATCGCGCCGATCGGGAGCGTCTGGAGGCTGAGTTGTCGGACATAACCGACACTCCGAAGAAGGATTTTACGGAAATCAGGGACTTGCTTGACCATACCATCGGCGATATATACGAGACTTTTTCGCCGGAAGAAAAGCGCTTTTTCTGGCGTGCGGTCGTGAAGGAAATCAAATTCGGAGCCGATAAAAGCATCGGCATTGTTTTTAATGATTGATGCAGTAGTAAGTGTGCGTATCCGTCCGGATATGGTCGGTTACTACAGTTTAATACGGTATAACTCAGAATAGCCCCCGAGAGCGCCGTTTGGCAACTCGCGAGGGCTGTTTTATGTGCACCGGACATGTCCGTTGGTGCTCATATCAATGCATCCGATCCATGCTTTTTAAGATACTGATGAATAGCCAGAATCAACGGAAACTTGCTCTTGTCTCCAAGCAGCTTTTCTACCTGCGCCTGTGCGCCAGCCCAACGAATACCGAGCTTTTTCCTTCGTGCTTCATCCACGCCATGCTTATTGAACAGGACTTCCACAGCCAGATCTGAGTCTGACTTATCAGGGAACGGGTCCTCCACAGGCAGGCCCGTAGCCCATTCGCTCCATTCCTTTGCGTTCATGTAGGCAAGATCTACGTCAAGATTCGCGTTCCATCCAGACAGCCGACCGTGTGAGGAATATTGGAAAATGGTCACCTTATCCCATGCGCCCCACGAGCCGGAATCTGTCCAAGGGTTCGTCTGGTATCCGGTGTGGGAATTACTTCCATATTGTGCGCCCCACAGTGGATAATCCCTTGCGACCGCTGACCAGTTGTGAGCCCTGCACCCGTTAATCTTGCTCATGTAGATAAACGGGGTCACGCCGGTCTTTTCTTTTACATGGTCAAGGAATTTCTTGCACCAATCCACGTCATTTTTTCCGAAGGCCGGATTCATGCCGCCTTCCCAGTCAAGGGCAAGAATCGCCTTGCCGATATACGGCTTAATAGTTTCGATAAAAAAATTGGCTTCGGAAATCGGGTTTCCGCCTGCCGCATAGTGATAGATTCCAAGTAATTTCCCGGCGGCAATTGATGCATCTTTCATGCGTTGGAAATCCGGGTTAATGTATGTAGTCCCCTGTGTGGCCTTCACGATCACGAAGTCACAAGGGACTTTTGCAGGCTCGAGTCCTGCCTGATAACTCGCAACGTCTATTCCGTTAAGACTCATCCTCTTCCACCTCCGCCGGGATATATCCGTACTTTGTCAGATTGATTTCCTGCACAGCCGCCTGCACCATGGCGTCGACTTCTTTGTCGGTAAAGCAGACGCCCAGACGCATAGCCGCAGTGCCGATGATACGGTGTGCGTACTTGCGGCGTATCTCACCGTCCGGATCCACGCCGTGGTAAAGCTGCTCGGCGGCGTAGACGGCAGTCTCGGCGACCTGTAGAATCTGCTCGTATTTTTCATTTTCCGTCCTCTGCTTAATCCATTCACGGATTGCAGGCAAGACGATGCAGGTCACGATTGCGACCACAAGCCGGATTACCAATGTGAATACCTCTGCCATCAAATCACCCCCTAAATAAATTTATTCTCGTTCTTTACGCGCTGATATGTCTCGCGGATATGCGCGATTGCGCTCGTCGCCTTGTCGTTTTCATAGTCATCATGCATCCGGCAGAAATCACGGTAAAACTTGATGTCCTGCAAAATCTGGTTGTATGACTCTTCCGAGTGGTCGAGGCCCCGCCGCAACTCGTCGTCAAATGCCAGGATTCGCCGTCTTGCCGAATCTGCATTTCCCTTATCCATCCGGCCTTCAATCGCCGTGATCTTGTCGGAAAGCGCCTGAATCGCCGCGAGGACTTTGCTTTCCTTTTCTTTCTTACCGTCCGCCCGTGTGATCAGAAACTGGATAAAGGCGAACAAGCCGCCGCCTATCAGGATGCCAACAACTGCCTGTATGTATTCCAATGTTTTCCGTCTCCCTTCATTTTTTGGTACTGACGGAAATCGTGCCGCCAATGATGTCGATAAAGATGTCGCCGTCTTCTGCGTTGCGGTAGACTTTCGCACCGACCTTTTCCAGCCGCTTACGCGTCGTCCCTCTGCCGCTCTGCTCTTTGTGGTGGTAATTGGAAAATGCCACCTTCGGGCGAACAGCCTCGCAGATAGCATCGTTGCATGCGTTTGCGTCCCCGTGCCACTGGACTTTAAAGATATCTGCCTTAAGGTTCGGCACGGCTTTCCGGAGCAGATTATTACCTTCGTTCTGAAGGTCGCCCGCTGTGTGGAAGATGAGACCATTCAGGTCAAATCTGAGGACCACGCTTTGATTGTTAACGAAATGGTGGTCGTCATGCTCTTTCAGGGCGGATGTCGGAGCCTGATAAACGCAAGCGCACTTTATACCGCCAACAGAAAACGCACTACCTGCTTTGAGATAGTGCGCTTTGCCTGCTTTGCTTTCCTGTCGCCGGATAGCATTTCCATATGATTTTTGGTATTTGTCGAGTCCGGTCGTATCTGGCAAATAGATCTCCGACACCGGAAGCGACTTTGCGATATTGGTCAGCCCGCCGTAGTGGTCGCCATGGGCGTGCGAGATAACGACCGCATCGATTTTCGTGACGCCCTGCGCCTTCAGCTTTTTGATGACGGTGGAAGATACCTTGCTCATGGCCGTATCAATCAGGACGCAGTGGACGACACGGCCTGCACTGTCGTACTCCATGATTGCTGTGCAGTCGCCATAAGCGGATTCATCGTGCTCGAAAAACCACACCGGATAGATGCGAAACCATGCCACGCCGTCAGGCGGTTTTGTTTCGTCTATACGTTTATTGACGATTGCCTGCACCTTCGCCGCATCGTAGCCGTTGAACCGGAGCATAGCAACTCTGACCGCACCCGTGCTGTATCTGCCCGCCAGAACGTCCGAAGCGGCTTCCTCCGCGCTGTGCGTGTGCAGAGCATAGATGTCGTTGAGGCGGCCTTGCGCGGCCTTGTAGAAGCTGTCAAGGCGGTTCCGGCGGTATGTGTCGTTCCCGGCCCGCCCCTGAGAGATATAGACAGCCATGTCGAAGGCCACCTTTGCGGCGTCGCTCCACACACGGCTGACCTCTGCCTGTATCGCCGCAGCATTTTTGGAGCCAAACACTGACAGCATCCGCGCCCTGGTATCACCGGAACCGTACACCCCGAGCATTACATCACAAGCGCAGATGGTGATTTGCAGGTTGTCCATCTCCGGCATGGTGGCATATTTGGGCCGGACATATCCGATGATGTTGCGCCCTGACCGCTTGCGTCTTGAGCATCCGCCGTTATAGTTGCCGCTGATGTTGGTATCCGCTCCGACCGCAAACTCTGTGTGGTTGGTCTTGCCGTCCGAGCCATACAGCACAATGTCGCCGGGCAGGATGCCGGAAGAACCGCTGTGCCAGATACCCAACTTTTTTGCATGGCTTTTGATCGTGCCGGAGTCTGCCGCATAGCCGCCGATCAGGTCGATGCATCCTGCATCATAGAAGTAGGCCATAACGGTTTCAGAGCACCATGCGGATGATGCTTTGAGCGTGTGACCGTGCGTCTTGAGGGTAGCAATCACGGTCTCGTGTGCTTTTGGGTTGCCGTCATACTTTACGGCGGCGGATAGCACGTCATATACAGTCTTTCCCATTAGTCACCTCTCAACTCTGTGTGCTTGCTGATATAAAGCCCCTTCCAACCGTGTGCCAGATAGTAGGCTTTGCACTCTGCGATGTGCCGGGTCTTTTTGCAATACTCGATGCCTCTGACATACATACCCTTCTTTCTCGCCCAGTCCATGTACTCCGTGCGGAATTGGCGCTCTGATTTAGGCTGTCGCTTAAAATCCTCAAAGAGTGCGCCCTCTTGATTGATGGTCTTGAGGATGGTGGGATGCTCCGTGTAAAACCGCCTCACGAAGCTGCCCCCGCCGTTCGGCATGACGATCAATCAAAGATTGTGAAAGCCGATAACGATATCACTTAACGCTTTGTAAACAGAATCCGCTGACGAAATCGCGCGGCTGTATTGCTTGCGCAGTTTCTTATCTTTGACCATGTAGTAAATGTCGGAATTGTCAAAATAAACTCCGATGCCACCGAGAGCCTTTATCTTTTTACCAAGGTCAATGATATGCGCTTTCCATTCTGGCGCGGTCGGGTCTATCCAATATTCACCATCCCAGCCGCTGTACTTTGCGAGGCGCAGGTGATTATATTGTGAATAATAAAACCGCCCTGATTCAAGCGCGCCGACGTTTACATATCCGTAAACATAGATACCGCGTTTTACAGCCGACTGGATAAGGCTTCCATTGATTCCGTCTGTATCAATCACCGCGAGGTCATTCCGTTTAGACCGGTTCAGCGTTGCCAGAACATATTCCGATTCAAAACAGTATCGAAGGCTCATTCAACCACTTCCCCTTCCATAACTTCTGTCTCATGCATATAACTCTGCCTTGCGAGCAGAACGCCATCCGACTGGAAAAGGACGCATGTGTGCATCGGCAGTGCTGAGATTGCCGCCGCACTAAGGACAGCATGGTACTTGGATTCCGCTTCGAGGCGGGAGTTGTAGCTGTAGACCAGATTGCCGACTGTGCCGTCGGTGTTGGTCTGGATTTCAATTACAAGATATTTCATATATTAGTTCTCCTTATTATAACGTTTCCAGCTTCCAAGCTGACCACTCAGATGTTAAATGGATAATGTAATTTATTATCCACCCGTAACCGGGTCAACAGCCCATGTCAGGTCGGCCATTATAAAACCATTTGTAATCGCAATGTCTGGCGATGATATACCAACAAGCCCGTTCGCATTTACGTTAATTGACGCCCGTATGTTGTTTGTCCCTACAATATCACCATAAGTAACCAATCTTGGAATAACTGGATGCGTTGGGTCATCATTAGTTATAGTCCCAAAATTAGAATATCCTTGCTTCAACAATGTAATCGGCTGTACGCGAATATAACACGATACAATATTTCCATTACGAATTATTCGCGTTGTGCTATGAACAGTCCCTTGAATACCGCTACCAAGAGTAAATGTTCCGGTATAATTTTTGTTATACTTGTCTAATATTTTACTTAATTCTGCAAGAGCCTTTTTTAAGTAAAGTGCGCCGCCACCAGTAGGGATTATACCATCCAGTATAGCAAGTGTCCTCAGCGCATTCGCCAGCGCACCGTCATCTGTCAGCGGGTCAGTGGCAGTATCGTCAAAGTTGAGCAGAGGTGTGGTTATGTCCACCTTGTTGTTCTGCAAAGTCGTGATGTTGGATTCTGCTGTGGTCGCTCTGTTTTTGAGTGTGCCAATATCGGATTCGGCTGTACCGAGTCTCGTGCCCTGACTGGAAATCGTGCCTTCCGCCGTGGTCATGCGGGTTCTTAGATCAGAGGTATAATCCTCCTGCGTATACATTCGGCTTCTCAGGTCGGTGGCAGTATTTCCGAGCGATGTGAGAGTATCTTCCACAGTGGTAGTGGAATTTCCTCGGCGAATCATTTCTGATTTGTAGTCACCAGTTTCCGGAACCACAGCGCCCGTGCGACCATTAAAGGATGTGACACCTGCCACTGCGCCCTGCGCCTGCTCAGACCAATATTTTGCGTTATTTGTGTCCTCGTCTTCCCTTGTGCCAGTGCCACCGACCGCCCACGATTCCGCATAAGTCGATGCGCTTCGCGCAGCCTGTTCTGCGGCCTGTTGGGTGTATTCCTCAAGGTGTTCCAGTTCAGGGACGACAGTCTCATCCGTGATCGTGTCCGCATCCATAGCGGCACGCTCAATGGCTAAGACAAAGTTGGATGAGCAAATTTCCAAATCACCCAGATAAAGGACAACCTCAAAAATGTTGTTACCGGCGGCAACGGTCATCTGTGCATCACCGGTGATGGTAACTGTTTTTGTGGATATATTCAGCGGGATAGGCACGCTGTATCCGGTTCCGCTTGTTTTTGTTCCCCTTAAACGGGCGGTTGTGCCGCTTTCAATTACAAACTCTCCTGTTCTTGCGAACAGCTCAAAGATAATCGTAAAATCGGAATCATACTGGCTCCGGTGAACAACTGTCGGCACAGCGCCGGGCGTCATGTCCAATTTTTTTCTTATGACTATTGTACTCGGCATAATGCTTCCTCCAATTTTGCAAGTCGTGCCTCAAGTTCCTTTATCTTCTTGTCCTGCTCCTGTATCAGCGCAAGCATGCCGGGAATCAGCCGCCGCTCGTCCCATGATTCAACCCGTCCTTCCGCATCGTGAATAGCGGCCGCGGGATAAATTTCTTCTACATCCTCTGCAATAATGCCGGGGATGGTCTGGCCTTTCATGTCGTCATACTGAAGCGGATGGTCTTCGTTCCACTCGAATTGCACGATGGGCAGATCGAGCAGTTTGTGAGGGTCGAGGCCAGCGGATTCGATGGGTCGGATGGAATGTTTGTAGCGGCGGGAGGAGGAAGAAACAAATGCAAGTTGCTTATCATTTGCCTTTACGATGCTTCCATCATATTGGAGGGCGTATCTGGAAGTTTGGCCATTTAATCTAATAGCAAACTTTGTCTTTGTTAAGTAAAACGTGCAATTTGCTTCAGAAAACAGCTTTGCATCGTGCGCAAAAAACATGCCACTTACGCCATAACCAAATGCGTAGCGATCACCTGAACGGTTGTCGTATGGGATTCCAAGTACAGCCCTGCCTTTTCCCCATCTATAAAAATTCAAATAATCCGGTGTGTTTGTCGAAAAATCAACCTCTTCAACGGCGCCGTGTGTCGAGCCGCCGCCGGTAGCATAGTTCCACTGAACATAATCCCCGCCAGACTTAGAACTAAAGTTGCTTACTTTTTTAAATTCAAGTGCACTTTGATTGTTATTTTGGTCGACAAGCAGGTCATATTCTCCCTTTTCTTGAATCGTTCCAATCTTTAATCCATAGGTATTTTTGCTTGTCCTTGTCCATTCGGAATTTCGATACGACACGTAGTCGTGTGTCACGTAGGCAATTTTCGCATATCGTGTATTGTCCGACATTGTAAAATCGCCAGATGCAACAAGACCGTTTTTATCCCATGTACCGATTACCTGCCCGCTTGAATTTAGAACCTGAAGCACACCATTTCCATTATCCGCACCACCAAGCGTCAGTGTGCCGCCCTGTATATAGTTGGCGAGCAGATGCCCTGTTGCGATAAAGTCCGCAGAGAATTTTCCGTCAATCGTCCAAGCCGACACGAATTTGGTCGGGTCATATCCGTCATTGGAAAAACCGATGCCGTTCTTGTTAATCCGGATTACATTTACTGCTGTCTGGATATCATCCGTATCCATAAAAAGCAGTTCCTGCGGCTGACCTGCGGCGTTGTAGACGATTTTGATATAACCGCCCATGGCTCCGGTGATAAGGGCTGTCTGGGCGTCTACGATGCTTTCAATGGCATTCTTTGTGGGGATGCGAGCGGCAAGCGAATTGACACTGTTGGAGATATCAGAGGACACAGCCTTTGCAAGATTCGTCCGTGCATCTCCGAGTTCAATTGTCTCGTACCGCTCATTCAAGACATCATATTCCGTCTTAACAACCTTTGCGGATGCGGTGACGCCCAACTTCTCGAAAACAACGGTCACGGTATCACAGAGGTTGACACGCTCCAAATTGGCAATGTCCCTGTACTCTTCCGATTGCCAGAGCGGAGCAAAGCTGATATCAATACTGACTTTCGGGACTCCAATGCCTGTCTGTGTGATGTAGTTGTTGGCGAAACTCCGCAACTGCGCGACTGTCGGCTCGTCCTGGAATTCAGAAGATGCATCCACAACCACAGTCCTGTTGTATGGGAAATTCCCCGCATTGGTACTGTGGATCACTTTCTCCGGCAGGGTGACAAGCGTGCCGCTTTCGGAATCAGCCCAGAAGGGATAGATACCCGTGATGGTGGTATCAATCGCCTCTTCCTGCTTGAGGTCGGTCAGGTTCCTGCCGTACTTGATTACGACACCCTTGTCCTGCCCTCTGTGCTGATGCAACTTGACGGTGTACTTGTCCCACTCGTATTCGCCGCCGCCGAAAGCATCAAGGATGGATCCTTGTGTGCCGCCGAGCAGTTCACGGATGGATTTTGGCTCTGTCACCTCAAATGTTCCGGCACTTGCTTTATCCGTCCAGAAGGTGTACGGACAGGACTCTGCGGAATTGTTTTTCAACCCCTGCAAAGCCGCCGCAACGCTTGTCGCCTGTCCAAAAGGCGTCACCGGGATGTGCGCAAGCTGATAGCTTAGATGCTCCGCATAGATAGTGCAAAGCCCATCAAAAGGCTTGGAAATCTCATAGATCCGGAAGGGCTGTGCTCCCTTGCCGTCAGCAGGGATAGCATAGATGATTGCGGAGTGCTCGATTTCGCTGAAATGCTGACCATCCACAGGATAATCCATTTCCAACTCATACGGGCCGTTGCGTTCTTCTCTCACTATGCATCTGGGAGCGTCTACAAGCGCCCCCAGACCGTTGTTGTCAAACTCCGTTGCGGTCGGAGCGAAAAGAATAGGTTTCATAGGCTACACCACCTTGGAATGAGTTTCCTGCTCGTGAATCCATCCACCTGTATCTGACTTGAGCCGGGCGGCAGGGTAAACAGGTCGTAATCTGAAAAAGTGACGTACTGGTTGTAATTGGTGTGTGCCATCTGCTCGTAAGCGTCCATCAACTCGCAGTCAATTACAAGCGTTCCCGGATTGCCGGACACTGTAATCGCATGCTCTCCGTACAGGTCAATAGTGCCATTCCCCGTCAGCACAAAAAGCGGATAGGAGTCCTGCGTGCCGGGGTTTGTTATAGTCTGATTTCCAGTGGTCAGCGTGATTTCCTGCTCGCCGGGAATGAGGTACTTGCGGGCGTCGCAGTCAAAAGTCAGGTCGAATTGTGCCGTTCCTCTGCCATCCGAAAAAACAGGCTGCACTTCCCCGCGACACTCGCCCTTTACATAAAAATCAGGGTGCAGATCACATTCAATTCGCTGATAGCCCTTAAGCCGCATGATGCGACCGACAAAAGCGGATATTGAATCCCCTGTGTCCCCAAACATCGGCATGCTGACGGCAAAGCACTTATACACCCTGTCAATGTTGTCATACCGTCCGTTGTCGTAGTGCAGGTCGCGGTTACGGCCTGGGACCGAAACGGTCGTATAATCCCGCCTCGGCATGTCCGTATCGTTCACATCGAGCACATATATCCCATAGTCGGCAGACGATACGTCGCCGACAACTAACACATCGTTATACATATCTCGCCGCCCTCTGATACTCTCTCGTCAGTTTGTCCATGACGTACTGAGCGATTTCCTCGTTGCTCTGGTTCTCTTGCGTATAAACATTGATGGTCGGCGCAAAGGTTCCGCCGCCGGATGCCCTGCGAATATCGTCCATCAATTTATCATGGCTGTAGACCAGCTCGCCGCCGTAGCGGTTCCCCCTGTCTCCAAATCCCCTGCCATTCATGACGGTCGGGGTTGTAAAAAGATACGGGCTGTCATACGCCTTCGCATACCAATCAATGTGGATTCCCCATGGAGCCGGGATAGTTCCAAGGCCTGGTACGTCCATGTACTCACTGATGGAAATATGTGGAAGCTTCAGGTCCGGAAGAGACCAGTCAAAATCAAACAGGTTTTTGATCGTGTCGACGATACCGCTTACCTTGTCTTTTGCCCACTCGATTTTATCTTTAATGCCGTTTTTGATATCGTCAAAGATGCGCAGGGCGGTATCTTTCGCTTCCTGGAATCTCTCGCGGATACCCTCTTTGATGGCGCCAACTCTGAGGAGCACTTCCTGAACCATGTCGACGAATTTCTGGCGCACGCCGTTTTTAATGTCTTCAAAGATGTTGTGTACAGTATCCCTTGCCGCAGAAAAGACGTTGGAAATTTTGTCTTTTACAGCTGTGACCGCATTGGAAACCGTATTTTTAATCGTATCCCAGACGGAAAGCAGGAAGTCGGCGATGCCATTAAAAATTGTCGTAACAACGTTGTCTATCGCATTGGTCATCGTCTCGACAACACCCTTTGCGGCGTCCCATGCGCCTTTCCAGTCGCCGGACAAAAGCGCCGATACGAAGTCGATAACTCCCTTTATGATGTCGCCAGCTGCCTGAATGGCAATCTGTATGCTTTCCCAAACCGCATTAAAGAGCGTGCCTTCCGTCTGCGCTTCCGTGATCAGGCCTGCAATAACACTTGCGATTATCCCGATGATTTCGCCGATGACAGTTGCAACCGTCGTTATGACTTCAGATATGCCGTTCCATACATCCGACCAGTCCGTCCCTGTGGTGTTGAGTGAATCCGTGATCGTCTGGAAAGCGCCCTGTAATGCTTCAAAGACAATGCTCATAGCGTCCCAGGCCGTGCCGAGCACTTCACCAATAGTTGTGACAACGGTCTGGAAGGTGTTGCCGATTGCCTCGATGTCCAAGTTGGAAATAAAGTTTCCGAGACCCTCAACCGCTTTCCCGACCATATCCGTTAACGGCGTCAGATCGGTATTGGTGATAAAGTCCGCAACCTTGTCCATGAAGTCCGCAAGGACCGGAAGCAGCTTTGCGCCAACGCCGTTTTTGATGCCGTCAAAAGCGGTCTGCATGTCCTGCAAACTGTCCTGATACCGCGCCGACGCCTTAACTGCATCCTCGCCCATGACGCCGCCGAGGTCATGCACCTTGTCAATCATCGCCTGTGTGTCTTCGGAGGACGTATTGAGCAAAGCGCCCATCTCCATTGCGCCCTTGCCGAGCAAGGTAGTGGCGAGTGATGTTCGCTCCGTTCCTTCCTCCATGCCCTGCAGGCCGGAAATAACGTGCGTGAATAATTCTTCCGGCGACATCTTGCTCACATCATCCATGGACAGGCCGAGCTTTTCAAAAGCGGCCTGCTGATCAGCGGATGCGTC